ACTTCGAAGACTGGCAAAAATGGGCAATTGGCAACCGTGTCCACGCTGACGTGGTCGGCTTCTTGTCGCATCACAAACAGAAGCTCTTCAACTTCGACTCGAAGAGCCCGGACAAAGCATTCGCTACACCGCGTTCGTGGGTATTCGTTGGTCAACTGATCACAGACGACCTGCCAGAATCCATGAACACTGCGTTGGTTGCAGGTACGGTTGGTGACGGATTGGCGACTGAGTTCAGCGCACACCGCAAAGTGGCGGCCCGTATGCCGAAGTCGGATGACGTATTGATGGGTCGGGAAAAGACATTGAATGTCAAGGATCTGAGCGCAATGTACTCGCTGACTATTTCCATGTGCTATACCTTGCAAGAGTGGGTGGCAAAGGCCAAGGCCAAGGAAGAAGGCTTTGGTATGGATACCTGGCATGAATGTGTTGACCACTTCTTCACATTCATGATGGATAACTTCCAAACTGAAATGATTGTTCTTGGAGCGAAAACTGCTTTGCGTGATTATGCATTGCCAATCAACCACCGTCAGCTTAAGACGTTCAAGGGGTTCCACGAGAAGTATGGAAAGTACATTCTCGAAGATTGATTCCATCCAACAAAAGCCCGCAATCTGCGGGCTTTTTCTTGAATTGTAGAAAGAAATAGATATCAAATACCACTTGATTCTTTCTATACTGCGTATTATAATATATCAATGAATACATATATCATCAGCATTGTTGCCAAGAAGGGTAGCAGCCATACCGAAGGGCAAGCCTTTTGTTCAGCGATGATGACCAATGCTGGCATACATTGGGATGATAAAATATGGATTATGGGGCGTGGTCGCGATGAACATCACTGGAAGATAAAATGCACCGAAGAGCAACTCACATTGATGGTATTGAAGGGTGCTAAAGTGGAGAAGAATGTGACTAAAGAAGCTCGTGAATCTGGATTAGCAAAGCTAACCGAGGACGAGAAGGAAGCTCTGGGATTAAATATCATCCAACCTCGTGTATAAATTAAGAGTCTGCGGAGCCGACCCCGAATTCTGGAGTAAACCATTCTGGCATAATTTCCTCAAGTATATTCAATCTGTCGCTATTATTCCGAATGATATTCCAAGTGTTCGAAAATCGATGATTGAAGAACTTCAAAAAATTGATGCCAGTGACATACCCGAGAGTGGATATATAGAATTTGAATCTGAAGAAGATGCTACTGCGTTTGTTTTAAAGTGGTCTTGACTTCTTACTTATATCTGTTATAATAGCGCATGGCAAGATATACCTTAAAAACCTTCTATGGGATGGAGCAGTTAGAATGCTTCACCCATAGAAGTGAGATCAAGCTTCGAAGTATCCTATCTCACAGTCGGTATGATCGTGCAGGGCAGACCGGCCCATTCGGGGAAATAATAAAACACCCCGATCGGTTTGAAATATTTGATTCCTTAATGGAAAAAATATTTCGGGGTAACATCAAAGAAACTGAAGTTTTTATAAGGAGTCTGTAATGATGAGGCAAGAATATACCATTGTTGATGGGCATGATAAGAGTTCAGTTATTACTGATGTGAATGGGTGTTTGCTGCAAGGGTGGCTGTTGCATGGTGGACTATGTATTCAGACGCTGGTTCTACCTATCGGTAAGATCACCACTCGTTACGCACAGGCATTGGTTAGAGAATTTGAGCTGCAAACTCCCTAATTCCTATAGACAATTTGCCTACATAAGCATATAATACAAGCAACAAAGGAACAAATATGGCAATTGATAATAGTCCCGAAGCGGTGTTGGAACAGATTATTCGCGCACGAATCTCTCTGCTCTTACAGCAACCATTTTGGGGTACATTAGCTACCCGACTTATTTTAAAGGATGCAACTGATGATCCGTGGTGTAAAACTGCCGCTACCGATGGCCGTTACTTCTATTACAATCGTGATTTCATCAGTAAGCTGAATAAGGCTGAGTGCATTTTCCTTGTCGGACACGAGGTCGAACACGGGGTCTATGATCACATGGGTCGCCGAGGTGGACGCAAACCAAAGATGTGGAATGCGGCTGCTGACTTTGTTATCAATTACGAGCTTTACGAACACAATATCGGCAAGCTGCCAGATCCCAAGACATCTGGGGTGCAGGCGTGTTTCGACGCGAAATATAAAGGTATGTGTGCTGAAGAAGTCTACGAGCTATTGCTTAAGGACCCAAATGCCAACTGGCCCGAGTTCGACATTCACTTAGAGCCGGGCGACGGCAAGGGTGAGCCGATGACCGACGAAGAGCGTAAGTGTTTGGGTGACGAGATCCGGGCTGCCGTTATGCAGGCAGCCAAATCTGCTGGCGCGGGCAATACACCGAGCGGTGTAAAGCGTATGCTCAAGGATTTAGTCGAACCACAAATGGATTGGCGTGAGATACTTAATATGAAAATTCAGTCTATGATTAGAAATGACTTCACATGGAGTCGCTGCTCACGTAAAAGTCAAGCAAGTGGTATCTATCTTCCTGGCACGAAAGAAGATGTTAAAGTTAAGGCTGCGGTGGCCATTGACTGTTCAGGTTCCATGAGCGAAGATATGCTGCGTGATTTGCTCAGTGAGACCAAAGGTATCATGCAACAGTTTATGGACTTTGACCTTGAAGTCTGGTGCTTTGATACTCGTGTCTACGGCTATGCTAAGTTTAGTCCCGAAAACATTGATGATATCGATACCTATGAAATTAAGGGTGGTGGTGGCACTGACTTCATGTGTAACTGGACCTATATGAAGGAAAATGATATTCAACCCGAACGCTTCATTATGATGACAGACGGTTACCCGTGTGGCAGTTGGGGTGACGAAAATTGGTGTGATACATTATTCCTTATCCACGGTGATACACAACGCCGTCTTGTTGCCCCGTTTGGGATGACTGCTTGGTATGAACCAGATAGTCATAGTCCCAACAGCAAGAGGTAATAGATCATGTAGTTAGCCGCTAAATTCGCATAGAATCGGCTAATTACAGCATAATATAAACAAGGGCAACATAGGATCGCTGACACTATAACAGGCATAAAATGAACAACTATTTGTTACCCACTGATAAAGATTTCCTAGAGAATATAGCGAAAGCTATCGCTAAGAATAGATTGTTGAGTGAAGCTGATATCATCATTGATGAAATAATTGGTGAAGATGTTGATATACAAGATGAACTTGATACTATGTTTGATCCTATATTTGATCGTCTTTGGGCAGGGTCATCAGCACATGATCAACGTCAGCGGGAAATGTATAGAGAGGATGCTCGAGTAGCAATTTCGGCCATAAACCTAAAGCTGCTTACCATGACTCAGTAGAGAGGATAAATATGTCAATAAGGTATATACGTATTGATGTCAACCTCTCTATTTTTCAAAATCAAGGATACTGTTGCTGTAGATAAGCATCGGCTACTCGAAATCTTCTTTAAGGATTGGGTCGATGATTCATGCAATAACCAAGTTCACTATAAGATTGAGAGAGATTTCAAAAAAGAGTGGGAACCAGGGATGGTTCATTATCAAGAAACGTTTCGCGTTGATTTTGAAAAACAGGAAGACGCCACAGCCATGAGCCTACGGGGTGTTCCGGGAGAATTTCAACAATACCTGGAAATAGTCAAACAATTTGCTTGACAATTAGCATATATATCTTTATACTATGCTATAAAGATAGAAAGATTAAAATGAGTGATGTACTAATATTAAATGCTGATGGGCAACCATTGTCGCATGTACCACTGTCAGTTATTAACTGGCAAACGGCCATGCGGCTAATGTTTCTCGGTAAGGTAAAGGTACTGAAGTCATACGATAACTGGATGGTTAGGTCACAGTTTTTGGAGATGAAGGTCCCTTCGATTGTTATCATGACTGAACACGTCAAATGGAGCAAGACTCTTAAATACAGTCGTGCTAACGTGTATCTTCGAGATGATTTCACATGTCAACTTCAAACCACAAGTCGCTGTAAAGATGCAAAAGGTAAAGTAAAGTTAACCGAACTAACACTCGACCATGTGGTTCCAAGATCGCTCGGCGGCAAAACCAACTGGTTGAATGTGTGTACTTCGTGTAAGACTTGTAATAGTGATAAAGGGGCCGATGATAGTGTTGTTCCAAAGAAGAAGCCGCACAAGCCTACCTACTACGAGATTTTAGCGAAACGGAAGACTCTGCCAATTCATATCCGTGATGAAGAGTGGAAATTTTACCTAGATTGGCCCGAACATCTGGTTAAGGTTCTGCCTCAACCAACCGGTCCGGCAGTCTAAGTACTCATTGAGTATCACAGAAAAGCATCTTCGGATGCTTTTCTTTTGGTTATATACTTTGTTAATGACAAAAAGAGGCTAAAATCACCTCTTTTTGTCCAATAAAATCAGAATTACTTGAGCGAACCGATAAATAAAGTTGTATAGAATTGCTCTTACAACTAAACCATTTTAACGGAGAACAACAATGGCAAAAGCAAACAAAAAGGCTGCACCTGCAGCGGTAGTCAACGAAGTAGTACCTCAAGTAGCACCCGAAGTAGTAGCGTCGGATGCACAGACAACAACATCAGTAGAACCGGTCCAGCTTACAATTGCTGATCTTCAGCTTCTGGCTCGTATCGTTGATTTAGCTTCGCGCCGTGGAGCATTCCAGGCAGGTGAACTATCACAGGTCGGCGACGCCTACAACAAACTATCGGGCTTTTTAGCTTATGTTGAAGGCACACAAAAGAAAGAAGAAACAACAGAAGCACCAGTACCAGCGGTAGCATAACCAAGGGGTAACTCCCTTTTAAGGAGGTCAGATGGCCATAGAGAATCTTAAAAAGCATGCCGGTCAGCTTTTAAATACCGGAGTTCGTGTTGCTGTAGTGTTCAGAAAGTTACCCAACGATGAAAACAACTGTTTAATCGTTGAGACAGAACGGCTGCCTGACAGTTATCATGACTATATTATTCAGTGTCTAAATAGCAAAGAAGCTGTCGAAACAAACGACTTCTACGAGGTCTTAAATCGTAGGACATTTCCAGACGGGCTGAATTGCCTAACAGCGTTACACCAACGAGGGTATCTTCGTAAGGAGCCTGTAACAAATGTCACGATGCTTCCACTGCCGGGTCAGGCAGTTCCATTGGCACTTATCAATGCAACAATTGATAAGAAAGTTGATGAATACGTGGCGGCGCAAGCAAAGAAAGCATCTGGCAGTGAAGACCTTAAGACAGTTATCGACGGTGCTGCTATCAAGGCAGATCCTGTAGCAGTGGCAAAGGGACTTATTGTTCAGGCAGAGCTTCTTGAAAAGGATGCGTTGGCCAAACGCGAGGAAGCATATGCACTTGACCCTGATTCAAAACCAGGCCGTGGGCGACCTGCATTACCTGTTGATGCCAAGGCTGTGAAACTTGCTGAGCAGAAAGAAAAACGGCGCGAGCGTGATCAACGCAAGGCGGCTGAAGCCAAGGTAGAAAAGAAAGATGCGATCATCGATGCTAAAGTTGCAGCTAAACTGAAGAGAGATGCTGCACGGTCAAACTCTAAGTAATCTTATAATAAAACGACTGGTTATCCCCCAGTCGTTTTCATATAAATAATAGGAGGTACTAGGGAGATGAGTAAGATGACTAAGAAAACGACAACAAGTTTTAATATAGATAGAGCCATTAGTAGAATTGCTAAACCGTCCGTATTCGATCGTATTGTGAAAGAAGTAAATGCTAAAGAGATTCCATCTAAATATATTGAACAGATCCTTGTTCAATATTATGACGGAAATATAGTCGAATTGAAAGGTGAGGAATTAACTCATCCTATTCCTGTAAATAAGAATTCTACGTGGGAGGTTATGGAAGATTCGTTTAAGAAGATGAGGGATGTAAAAATCTTTATCAACACAGATAAGCTAGAAAAAGATATAAACGAGTTGGTCGAGAAGTATTTAGGAAACCATTGCTAAGAACTAAACCTCTTTTCTAACCAAGAGAAATCATTAATCAACCTGAGTTTATCAGGTTGATCCTTATATGCTCTACCAAACTCAGCACCAGCCAGAGCGCCCATTACTGTAAAGTCACCAAATTCCTTATCTTCCCCTCTTGTACACCATACATTGAGTCTGTACTCTGTTTCATCATTAATCTGGTTTGGGATTAGTTTCGACGCTAGCTTAACACATTCTCTAAACCCGCTTCTCCAGGCTGAAAACGGATCTGTGTTGAATCTGGTTATATTGCTCACTTCATTCATTACTTTAAAATGTTTCGATACACTCGTAGTGAAATCAACGGGTGAACCATTATACTCCAGTAATAGATTGGTAGGAAATAGTTTTATTCCACCATACCCATATTCTAAATCATTCACCGGGTTACGAGAATGCCACACATGAACTGTTTGCTCTTCGAGAGCAGGTGGTTGATAAGTAAAATTGAATGTAGGAGCAATTTCGGCATCAGCATCTACAACATAGAACATATCAGCTTTATCATAGTCAGCCCATCTTGCGGCCGCCTTATGCGCCTCTAATATACCCTTGATCTTATGTAATCTTTTTGCTCTAGGAAATCGTTCCTTTAATTTATTAAAATTTAATTCTGCATACTCTTCGTCGTAACTCAGAAATATAATATCAAATAACGGATATGTATAAATCTTATCAACTATATTTTTAAGGCTAATATTACCTTTTTCTAATTCTGCATCAGTATATTTTTCAGCTTCAGCTAATACTTTGCTCGTATTGTATAAACGAACAGTAATATCATTGTTCCACATATGAACATAGTCACTATCCCATTGTGCTGGTTTGAATGAAAAATCAAAATTATCAAATAATATATCAACAGTCGGCCTAATGACATAAAAGTAACCACATAGGCAGTTAGCCGACATTTCTTTTAAAATATCTGCGGTTAGTTTGAGATCTTCAGAAGAGAACATTTTATCTACGAACAATCTCTCGTTTATTTTATTCGCTATCTGTTCAGTATCTTTATCGTATATTACATAGATTTGCTGTCTCATTTGATTTCCATTAAGTACATTGTTATTTACCTTAATTCTGTTGACTGATTGTCTAATTATACATTATACTACCCTTAATATCAAGGAGCGTATGTGAAAAACTTATTAATGGGTCTACTTTCTTTATGTATATCACTGAATGTCCTGGCTCGAGACCCAAACTGGAAGATTATAAAAATTACAGGTAAGGACAGCGCGCCAGTCGGGTATATGTATGAAACTGGTTCAGTGGGACACCAGACATTCGGCTCTCGTACAGAGAAATTGGTTACCGGTCTACGCATAATATGCTCTGTAGCAAGCAAGGAATCGCCTGTTATCGGGGTATTTTGGAACACAATGCAGGCAGAAGATATACAGCATATATCTATCAAAATAGATAAGAAACAATACTCAGAGAAGTTAGAATGGTTCCCCGATCAGTCTATTTTATGGCGAAATACATCTGAATTAAATTCTTTGATTCAGAGCCTAAAAAATGGGCAAATGGTAGACTTTGAGTGGACTGATAAGAATAATGTGAATAGACGAACAATCTTTGATCTCCGGTCCTTTAATTCACACCTTAACGAATTCAATACTCTGTGCAAGATAAAGTTATAAGTGAAGCGACTGGCGTATGAAGGAATTCGTATTGGTTGAATTTTTAGTTAAAAACGAGGAATTTGATACCTTAGTTGAAAAGTTAAATGCTCTAACTATAGATAAAGATTTCGTACCTGCCGGTGATGATTTCGAATTCGAAGCCGATACCGATGGGTATACTCAGATATGGTGGAGAATGTCGGGGCAGATTAATTCAGCGATGGCATCTCTTGTAAAACTCCGAGACCCCTTTCTTGCAGACCGTATGCGTATATCTTACATTCCTGAAGATCTAAAGAACAAATACAGACGATGAAGTATTATTGGTCGTGTTGGTGTAAAAAGGATGAACTAAAAGACATGGGCGCAGTGGGTATTATTCGAGCACAGTTTGGGTGGAATAGTCTTTCCCCAATAGTCGACAATGATCGAACTACCCAAGAATTACCCCGCGATCCACACTATGCATTTCAGGCGGATGATTCTTTTCCAATATTTTTAAAATTAAAATCAGATAAGAGTGTAACTGAAATATCTAAGAGATACTATCTTACCTTACAACGAGGGGATCTGGTAAAGATTGGAGATGAATCTAAACCGGGAAAAGCTCTCCGTTCAGTACTACTGGATTTTTAATATGAAGTTCTATGCTAAGACCCCACGCCTAACAGCTATCGAAGATCTCGATTACGAGTTGCTAATCGGGGTGGATGCCAACCTGGCTGGGCGCGGAAGCATGAAGATCAATAAATGGGGTAATGGGTGGATATTTGATGCAGATGAAGAAT